CCCGCCGTTCCATATAGCCTCGGCACTTTCGATCTGGCTTTTTAATTTCTTGAATGAAAGTATGGACAACAAAATTTGCCCGAGGTTATCCTGCCCCGATGAATTGCAAAGGCCGTTATATGTATCGCTTTCTACTCCAGCAAACACCTTTTTCTTTAGATCCGGATGGAGCCGAGGGTCTACACCTATGATGCCTGATTGACTCAGGATCCTATTGTATGCCTTTATCAGCCACTTTTTCTCATCCGGATACTCTGAAAAATAGTCCGTAATGACCGGCACGGATTTAAGGGCAGCAGCGTCGTTGCATTCCCCCAAAGGGTATAATCTACTCAAGCCAAGATAAATGATAGGATAACCGAGCTTCCCTTCTTGATCATGATGTTTCGGAATAAGGCGAAAACGCTTACCCTTATCCTGCCATGTTGTGCGAAAAGGAACGATAAACTCCTCTTCTTTGTCGGATGTACCTGAAAAAAGAATCTCTATGGCTTTTTGATATTGTGGATCATGCTCCAGAGATGCCTTGATAATCTCTCGAAACTCACCTCGGAAATTTGGTTTGATGAGAGGAGTAGCGTTTTTCCACTCACAGCTATTGGCCAAAATAGCAAGAAGTGTTGATTTTCCTGTCGCATTATGTCCGGCTATAACAGTCAATCTTTTTGCGATGGGGATTTCCTTATCCTCAAATTGCCGGAATTTATGAAGAACAATTTTTTGAATTCCCCTGATATTTACCGGAGGATTTTTTCTTCGTGATTTCTTTTTGGGAGGAGCCTCTGATTCGTTATTATTGAAATCAAGCAATTCAACTTCCATGGTAATAGCCTCCCTACATAACTATTTCATTCCGTAAAATCGGTTTTTCTACCCTCTTCATCTCCACAAACTCCTCCGGCACACCGACCGATCGCGCGAGCTGATAGATCGAGCAGTCGGGATACTCACGCAGCAGATCGTCGGGGAGAAGAAGCTCGACAGCGAATGTATTTGCCTGACGTTCGAATCAGCTGTGCGGGTTGAATGTCTTTGTGTCCATGAAAACCGTGTTTAAGTCTCGGTGCATCTGCATGTGCCCGAGTTCGTGTGCGAGGACAAAACGTGCGGTGTCCTCATCCAAGTCCTCAGAGAGATAGATGATATGATTGCGCTTGTGGTATTGGTAAAATCCGTTGAGGTCGATCAGTGTGCAGTAGATCAGGATCACATCGAGTGCCCGCGCGATGGTAAAAGGATTGTTTGAGTTGCATCGCCTCATGAGTTTGATTGCACATTCCCTTGGACTCATGGCTTAATCCTCGTGACGATATTTCTTCGGCGTATATTTTGCCTTGTTGCGCTTCTTCGCCATCTCCATCCCGATCTGCATCGCGTCAAGGATGGATTGGATGCTCTCGGGGCTTGCGGGGTGTCCGTCAAACATCAGCCCCTCCTCCTGCATGAGCTTTTCCTTCATATCATCCATCATGCGGGTGATCTCGCGCTCGTCTTTTGGCGTGAGGTCGGGCAGATCGTCTGAGGCGGGGGCGGGGGATTGCACAGGAGGTCGTGGATCGTCATTAACGCCCATTAAGTAGCTTGGGGATACATTCAGTGCCTGTGCTATCTTAAATATATTCCGCTGTTTTGGTTCGTAGTTACCCGATAAATATTCACTGATTGAAGCCTTGCTTATGCCCGTCCGCTCATGAAGCTCGACCGCTTTCATGTTTGCAGTATCCATTGACGCGCGTAGACGTTCTGAAAACGTACCCATGTGGACAACCTCCTTGACGTGATTATATAGCAGAAATTCGGAAAACACAACTAAAAATACCGTTTTTAAGAAAAAAGTTCGGGAAACTTGAAAAAAGATATTGCAATAATTTCGTGAAGGTGGTATTCTATCTTTAGTTAAGAAAACCGAACAATGGAGGCGAGGTGAAATTGGTGAGTTTTTCTTACGATAAGCTGCGGGGGAAAATCAGGGAGGTATTTGGCACTCAAGACCGATTTGCTGAGGCACTTGGTATGTCAAAGTCTACGCTGAGCCAGAAGCTCAATAACAGCTCGGAGTTCACTCAACAGGAAATGATGGACTCGATGATGCTGTTGAAGCAAAGCCTTGCGCAACTCGATGAATATTTTTTTACCCCAGAAGTTCGGAAAGCCGAATAATAACAACCGCGAGAGGAGGTGAGGGGATGACAGAGGAAGAGAAAAAGCTGCTGACAAAGGAAGCGGAGGATGCCTTGGAGCAATTCCACCGCAGACTGGATGAGGAGTATGAGCGGCAAAAGAAATTCTACACCTTCATGCACACATGGGGGATATGGATTATGGGGTTCTTGGTGGGAATTATTATGGGGTGGATATACTTTGGATGATTAGCCAAACGGTAACACCAGCGAGGACAGGCAGAACGAAGTATATGCAAATTGGTTTAGCAATTTGTATTAACTGTTTTCGTCGGGCGAGGATGACGGCGGGGGCGCTAAATTCGATGTACCAATTTCCGTCCTTGCTGTTGCTGTAGTCATCGCGTGGCGCAACGGGGACGACTCTGTTGATGATGGCGTAGCACCACAGTTTTATCTCGTAGAGGGTGTCTAGTGCGAAATGGCGGATTTCGAGAGGCAGGTTTTTCATATTTACAACTCCTTTAGTTGTGATTATACCACGGCGGAAAGGGGAGCAACAACCGCGAGAGGAGGTGAGGGGATGGAGCTTTTTATTATTGCAGTCCTTTTGTTCTTCGATCTTGTCCTGCTGATTCAGCTTGGTTTTGCAATCAGTAATCTGCGGAATGAGGTCGCGTGCCAAACAAACGAAATCCAGACAAGGATTGATCTGGTGCAGGCGCGTATAACACGCGACTTTGAAGGCGATTTGAACCATCATCACAATATGGTGATGAATACCATTGCGGACATGTATAAGGATATTGTCCGCAATGGGGGGTCAGAAGGGAAAGATGTAGTTGGACAGGCGTCCGAGAACAATCCCGCCAATCATTGACAGCACAGTGAGGATGGCAGCGGCGATCCAGTTGGTTTTTGCAAAGTCGAAAATCTCCTGCGGTGTGAACCCACACTGTTCGTACCACTTAGTGTTGGTCTTGAGTTTGTTCCGAGCGGCAAGCTCAATGATTTTCTCGAATGTTGCCACTTTCCCCAATGTGGATTGATGCAGACGTATGAAGTCGCGGTTCTCAAACGCAGTAGCTTCTTCGGCACCTGTCAGAAATGTGACGGGGGTGATCTCATTCTGCTTCATGAGGCTGGGCATGCGGGGATCGCCGATGTAGGCGTGTCCGTACTTTTGAATCAGGAGGGCGGAGAGGTCGATCTTGCAGTTGTCGGGCACTTTATAGAGTTTGATCGATGATGTATTGTCCGGTGCGGTACGCAGCCTCTCGTTACGGAGTACCTCGAAACGATGCTCGATTGCGTGGAATCCGTAGTTAATGTCGCGCATGTTCCAGTGAATATAGGTCTTGTCATTATGATTTTCCAGAAAGGTCATGTATTCGCAGAGCATGTCGTATTCAAGCTCGTTGTAGTGGTCGCTGATCTGTTCCAAGGGTACGCCTGTTTTCTCAGCGATCTTGTGGATGGAGAAGGATTCTATTTGTCCCGAGGATAGGGAGCGGATGGCGATGGAGGTGATTCGAGGGGATTTTCCCTGATTGCGTTCCCGGAAGCTCTCGCAGGAGTAGTGAATGATGAGGTGTTCGGCGCGGTTGCTCAGTATGTTTTTGAAAGTATCGTGCGCTTTTTGGTGATTCCTGATCTGCATGAGATATGACTCCTTTCCAAGCTGATTATAACACGCTGAGAAGAGGGCAACAACCGCGCAGAGAGGAGGTGATTCGTGTGATAGACAATAAATTTTCTACGATTCTTGGCAGCAGGCTCATCAAGATCAGCCAAGTGGCACGGGACACAGGAATCTCACGCACGACACTCACGAACATCTACTACAAGCGCAGCACGTACATCACGTTCACCGTACTGAACAAGCTGTGCAGCTACCTTGAGTGCGGCGTGGATGACCTGTTTCCGTATGTCGCTGACAGCGATGCATACCAAAAGGAGGGATGCTGCATCAGTAATTCGCCGGACGGTAGAGGATAATGTGAGGCTAAACAAATAGAACGGAGGTGCAATGATGGACAGTGCAGCAATGGAGTCCATCATCGCCAGTGCGATCGAGCGCGCAAGCAGATCGGTCGCAGTTGTGCGGGAGTGTCAAACACCAGACGAACTCCTGACGGTGGTCGAGGTTGCCGCAGTACTCGGCGTTGGTAAGAACTACGCGAATATGCTGGTACAGTCCGGCATTATTCGGGGCATCAAGCTGAATGGCATGAAGGTACGCCGGCGTGAGCTTGAGCGCTGGATGGCTGCAATGGACGGGATGGACTTGGAGGATCCTCGGAATCCCGTCCCGATCGAGAGGAAGGAGGCAGTCGCATGAGCGTCAAGAAGGTGATTGTAGGATGTGCGCTCGCGGGGTTAGCAATCCTGTTCGCAGGAGCGGCGGGCGAGCCGTGGGACGACGGACGAAACGCCGTCCTCGTTGAGGAGGTCTACACGGTCAAGAGCGGCGATACTCTTTGGGGGATCGCAGAAACGTACCTGCGGAAAAATACTGGCACGCGCCGGTATATCCTCGAATACAAGAGCGGCATCGAGGAGCTGAACCCGTGGCTGCTTGAGCGACACGGGTTGATCTATCCCGGTGATCGCTTGACACTGACATACTGGGTAAAAGGAGAGGAGCAGTGACCCCCGAGGAGCGGAGAGCGAAGGCGTGTGTGCAGCACCGGGAGCGCTATTATTGGTACAAAGCGCATGGGATCTGTGTGAGCTGTGGGCAAGCGGACGCCGCGCCAGGGAAGGTAAAATGTGAAGAGTGCGCTGCGAAAGTGGCAGACCGAAGTATGGCCGCCTACTACCGGAAAAGAGAGGAGCGGAAAGAGGCGATGCGTCGGCAGCAGAGAGAGCGGTATGAAAAGCGCAGAACAGAGGGGCTCTGTACTGATTGCGGCAAAAAAACGTCTACAGGAAAACGGCTTTGTCTGGATTGTTTTCTGCGACGACGCCGTTATGACAAACGGTACTTCGATGCATATCGCCGCGTGAAGACGGATTTCTCCGACGGGCTCTGTCGCCTGTGCAATGAGCCAGTTGTACCGGGAAAAAAGCTCTGCGCAACGCATTGCGATATCTTGAGGGAGAACCTAAAAAAAGCGAATGCGCAGCAATCTAATGTCGACCATCCGTGGAGACATGGCAACCAGTTAATTTTTAAGAAAGGAGATACGCAGTGAAGAGTGAGTGGAAAATCTCAAGTATGTACCTCGGCGGCAAGAAGGTCTATCAGGTCTACCGCATCAAGGATATGCGCGTTGTCGATCACAGCGGCAACCGCGAGTATGCGGGAGGGCTGCTGCACGATGAGCGTGAGGCAATGGCACGTGCGGAGAAGCTGAATGCGGAGGCAGAATCATGAACCGCCCTGGATACGCCTGCCTCACCTGTCCTAAGGACGCGTGCGATGGCTGCACGCAGATACTACCGAGGCGGGAAGAGGCAGCAATGCTTCGGTGCGGGATTCCAAAGAAGCGTATATACAAAAAAATATTCCGAACGGCGGCAACCATTCGGAACACAAAAGTAAAAAACACTCTACGTGCTTATTATAGCACAATCGAAGGAGAAGTAACAACATGACAAATTGCGAAAAGCTCTACAATTTCTTCATCGAGCACCCGAAGGCCTCGGCGGACGATGTGATGGAGGAGCTTGACTGGGAGCGCCGGCAGGTGAGCCGCTACAAGCACCGGCTGAAGCGGCGCGGCTTCATTGATGTGGATCCCGTCGACGGGGTGCAGCTGCTGCGCCCCTACCGCGAGGAGGACGACAACAGCCCGATCCACGATTACAAGCAGGATGCCTACCGTCAGGCGGCGGATGCGTGCCTTGACCGCATCCACGACCCTGAGACGACGATCCCGCAGCTGATCGAGTTGATCCGCGAGCTCCGCATGATCTTGAAGGCGATTGTTCCGGCATAAGGAGGACGACATGGCAAGAACACTGTATGACCTGGGCGACGCATTCAACGGCGTCATGGATCTGGTACTGGATGAGACGATGGATCTTACGGTACTCGAGGAGTGCCTGCAGACGATCGAGGCCGACATCACGGTGAAATGTGAGAACGGCATCGGGCTGATCCGCAGCCTCGAGAATCTGCGCGACGGCATGAAGACGGAGGCGCAGCGCCTCACGGAGCGGCAGCGGGTCATCGACAACCGCATCCGCTCCATCAAGGAGTGGTATCAGCGTAATCTTGACGCGATGGGCAAGTCCAAGGTGGAGACGATGCGCGGCACGATGGCCGTGCAGAACAATCCGCCGTCGCTGAAGATTACGGACGAGGATGCAATCCCGCTCTGCTATCTGGATCTCATTCCTGCACGCTATGAAGCGAACAAAGAAGCAGTCAAGACGGCGCTGAAGGCAGGGGAGATTATTCCGGGCGCGCATCTCGAGCAGGGGAGGAGTCTCAGGATCCGATGAATATCTTCGAGAAGATACAGACCGTCCGCGTGAAACTCGCGCAGGACGGTCTGAAGAAGGGGAAGAAGAACGAGTATGCGGGGTATACCTACTATGAGCTGGGGGATTTTCTGCCGCGCATTATGGTGCTGTGTGAGGAATGCAAGATTTTCCCCGTCATTTCGTTTACGTCGGATGTGGCGACGCTCACGATCTACGACTGCGAGAAGCCGGACGCGAAGGTGGGGATCACGACGCCGATGTCGACGGCGCAGCTCAAGGCGTGTCATCCGGTGCAGAATCTCGGAGCGGTGCAGACGTATCTCAGGCGTTATCTCTACATTGCGATGTTTGAGATTGTGGAGTCGGACAAGATCGAGGCGGTGACGGGCAAGGATCCCGTTGCACCCGCCGTACCCGCATCCACGACAGAATCACCAAGCGGCCGCGCGTTCCGCTGCGATATCAATAAACCGGCGCGTGAGGAGCTCCTGCGTCTCTGGCAGTTCATGGGATGGGACACGGCGAATATCGAAAACTATCTTGCCACGCGGGCACTCAATATGAATACATCACAGACGCCCGCGTTCTTTCAGAAGGTCTTGCAGGAGCAGATCGAGTTCTGCATCACGGAGTCGCGCAAGGGAACACCGGGCTATGCGGGGCGGCTGTTTGATGACGGCTACCCGTTCCAATAAGAAAGGAGTATTCCAATGAATGTATCATTTTTTGGCCGACTGACCAAGGCACCCGAGGTTAAGACGAACCAGGCGGGCACGAGCTACACGACGTTCACGGTCGCAACGCAGGTGCAGTCAAAGGGGCAGGACGGCAAGGCGAAGACGCTCTTTATCGATGTGTCGGCGTTCGGCAAGCAGGGCGATACGATCGTCAAGTATTTCGGCAAGGGTAGCCGCATTGTGATCCACGGTGACATCTTCGACGCAAATGCGTGGGTCGGCAAGAATGACGGTCAGCCGCACGCTGGGATCACGGTCACGATGAGCGGCTTTGACTTTGTAGATACACAGGCAGAATCTGCCGCGCGTCAGCAGGGCGCGGCACCGGCACAGGCACCGCCCGCATACGGGGGACAGCCGCAGCAGGGACTTGCATACGGTGCTCCTGCACAGCCCGCACCTGCGCAGAACTACGCAGCGGCTCCATACTAAAACGCTATGGATATCAGCCTCAGACCATACCAACAACAGCTGATTGATGACATCGGGTATGAGTTCTCCGAGGGGCGGCGGCGTGTGTGCGCTGTGGCTCCCTGCGGCGCGGGCAAGACGATTATGACGGCATGGATGGCGCGCGGCACAGCACTTTCGGGGCGGCGCGCTATTTTTATGGTGCATCGGCAGGAACTCATCGAGCAGACGTCTGCGACGTTCACGGCAATGGGCATTCGCCACGGTCTTATTGCAGCAGGGGCAGCGAAGGAATACGATTTGCCCGTGCAGATCGCCTCGGTGCAGACGCTCATTCACCGTCTGCATGAGGTGCAGCCGCCCGATCTTTTGATCTGCGATGAGTGTCATCATATCGTTGCCAATACGTACCGTAGAATTTTGGAGCATTTCGCCGCTGCCTATGTGCTCGGCGTGACGGCGACGCCGGAGCGGATTGGCGGGCAGGGGCTCGGTGAGATCTTTCAGTCGCTTGTGCTCGGACCAACCGCCGCAGAGCTTATCGCCGCCGGCAATCTGACGCCATATGACTACTACGCGCCGCCCTCGAAGTTTGATCCTGCCGCCGCGCATGTGCGTTTCGGCGAGTATGTCAAGAATGATCTCATCCACCAGATGGACGACGCGGATGTGATCGGCGACATCGTGAAGAACTATCAGAATCTCGCCGGAGACAGACGCGCGATCTGCTACTGCATCAATCGGGCGCACAGTGAGCATGTCGCAGCGTCGTTCCGTGCGGCGGGCATTCCTGCGGCACATGTGGACGGGGAGACACATAGGGCAGTGCGTGCGCGTACGATCGAGGAGTTCCGCGCGGGAAAGCTCCGCATTCTCTGCAATGCCGAGCTCTTCGGCGAGGGGTTCGATGTACCGGCGATGGAGGCAGTGATTCTTGCACGGCCAACAGCATCACTGACGCTCTATATCCAACAGAGTATGCGGCCGCTACGCCCCGACCCGAACAACCCCGCCAAGCGTGCGGTCATTATCGATCATGTGGGCAATGTGTTCCGTCACGGGATGCCCGATGAGGAGCGCGAATGGTCGCTTGAGACGAAGAAAAGGAAACCGCGTGCCATGGCAATCAAAATATGCCCTGCCTGTTATACGGCGGTGTCGAGCACAGCGCGCGTCTGTCCCTGCGGACATGTATTTGCTGCAGCACCCGAGGAGCGAACATTTACCGAGAAGGACGGCACGCTCATGAAGATTGAGGAGATCAAGCGCAAGAAGAGGCAGGAGGTCGGCAGTGCGCGAAGCGTCGCAGACCTCACGGAGATTGCCATAAAGCGCGGCTACTCGCTGCGCTGGGTGTCGCGCATGGCAGATCTGAAACGACTGAGAGGATAACGTATGAAGAAAACAGAGCATGAGATACAGAATGAGATCCGCGTCGCGGTCGGTACGACGCAAGTGGCAACGCTTTTCCGCGCAAACGTCGGCAAGGCGTGGACGGGCAATAAGGTTGTGTGCTGCGATAATATGATTACGCTGTCTTGCGCGCGGCCCTTTTCGACGGGGCTTCCCATCGGCTTTCCCGACCTTTTCGGCTTTCGTACGGTCGAGGTGACGCCCGAGATGGTCGGCAAAAAGCTCGCGGTCTTTGCCTTCCTCGAGGTGAAAAAGCCCGGCGGCCGCACGAGCCGTGCGCAGGAAAAGATGCTCGCGTTCCTCCGTGCTGCGGGTGCGGTCGGCGGCGTGGCACGCTCTCCTGATGAGGCAATCAAGCTGCTGCGCCACCTATGAATCCGATCGGCTGAAACGAGGTGAGTGTCATTGACACGATAGAATTTTTCCGTGCACTCTATCCGGAGGATGCACAGGGGCATACCTATCTCTGGACGATGCCGGATAAGCGGACGCAAGTGTTCGCCGCCGCTGCGCATGCTGAGATGGCACAGGCGGCACGAAAGACAGGGGATACAGGCAAGGATGTGTATTTCTCCGTTGGGCTGTCTGAGCGGCTGTTTCGGGCGCATGAGCGGGCAAAGAGTACGGATATTGTCGCCATCCCTGCGCTCTGGGTGGATATCGACATCGCAGGTGACGCTCATGCAGCGAAGTCCCTGCCGCCGGACTATGCGGCGGCGCGTGCGCTCCTGCCGGAGATGTTTGACCCGTCGATCGTTGTGGACAGCGGGCATGGGATTCATGCCTACTATGGATTTCGCGAACTCCTCGATACGCGCACCGATGCGGAGCAGAGTACGGCACAGGATCTGCTCCGACGACTTCAGGGGGCTGTACGCGCTTGTGCGGAGGCAAAGGGCTGGCATGTGGACAGTACCCCCGATCTCTGCCGTGTCCTGCGCGTCCCTGGGACGCTGAACTATAAGGGCGGCGGAGCGGTGCCCTGCGTGGTCGCGGAGTACTCCGAAGGATTGCGTTACAACGCCGAGGATTTCGATGTGCTGCCGCCCGTGGAGGCCACCTGCAAAACGGAGCGTACGGCGACGTTTGAGCGGCGGCCAACAGACGGCGATGCCCGGCTGATGATAGAGAACTGCACGTTTCTTCAACACTTTACACAGCATTATCAATCACTGCCCGAACCGGTTTGGAAAGCCGCTTGTACGAATCTCATGCGCGGTGTCGGCGGCGAGGAGATCCTTCTGCCGCTCGTCAAGGAATGGCTCGGCGCGAAGTTCAATGCAGATAATACGCGCAAAAAGCTCGCGCATTATCTGAACGAATGCACGCCGCAGACCTGCACGCACATTCAAACAGATCTCGGGTTTAAGGGATGCGTGGACTGTCCCGGCGTCAAGTCGCCCTGTGCCTGGTCGCTCGGCAAGGTGCCGCAGGCCATCGCAAAGCTCCGCCAAATCGCGCTGCCGAATGCAGAGAATACGCTGAATGAGGAGACGATCGGCGCGCTTGCGCTTGTAAAGAAGGAAAACGGTCTGGAATACGCACGCTTCAAGGAGCGATGCAAGGGGAATGTCAATCTGAACGATCTGCAGCGCGAGGTAAAACGTGCGCAGGCATCGCAGGCGGGGCTTTCGGTGGTCGAGGGCGGCGCACTCGAGGCAGGGCAAAGGCTTGGCGATATCACCACGCGCACCTTTGTGTCGGACACGCCGCTCGATCTTGCAATCCCCGCGAATTTCTCCTATGGCGCAGATGGCATCCATGAGGTGCGCATGACGGAGGTGGGGCAGGTGCAGCGGCTCGCTGCAGGAACGCCCGTTATCATCTCCGAGAAGCAGTACAACGTCGATACACAGAAAGAGAAGGTGCAGCTTTCCTTCCGCTACTACGATCATTGGGTGCATACGGTCTGCAAGCGGTCGGAGATTTTTTCTGCACGCGGCATCATTGCGCTCACAGATGCGGGCTGAATACATCGAGTGAGTCGGCAAAGTATCTGGTGAAATATCTCCAAGCCCTTGAGGCGGCGAATCCGAATATTCCGCTCGTTCATGCCGTCTCCAAGATCGGCTGGCGGCCGTACGGGCTGAGTGAGTTTGTGATCCCATCATCGAGCAAGTACCGCGTCGACATGGATGACGACGGCGAGCTCTCCGCTGCGTTTACGCAGCGTGGAACACTCGAAGAGTGGCAGGAGGCGGCGCAGGAGATACGCAAACACACTTTTGCGCGCTTTGTCCTTGCGGCATCGTTCGCGACGCCACTATTGCACATCTGCAAGAACCGCAATTTTATGATTTATTTCTGGGGTACGTCGGGCGGCGGCAAGACGGCGGCGCAGCGTTTTGCGCTCACGGTCTGGGGCAATCCGACACGGCTGATGAAGTCGTTCTATGGGACGACGAACGGGCTTGAACGCGCTGCTGAGTATAGCAATGACTTCCCGCTCGTCATCAATGAGCGGCAGGTCATGATGGGGAACAATAAGCAGGAAGCATTGGAGAGTCTCGTCTATATGCTCGAGGGTGGGCACGGTAAGGTGCGTGCGAGTAAGTCCGGCATCCGAAAGACGGCGACGTGGCGCACGATCGCAATGGCGTCGGGGGAAGAACCGCTTTCGAAGGAGTCGAGCATTCAAGGCGTCAAGACACGTCTTATTGAGCTGAACACCTATCCGGTGCTGCCGGAGGAAACGGCGAAGCTGGTCTATACCATCGACGAGGAGCAGCACGGGACGGCGGGCAGGGCGTTCATCGAGCGTCTCCTCCAGGATGCAGGGACAGAGTACGCGGAGATTCTGGCGGCGCGGCAGGCACTTATCAATCGCCTGCGCGTGGAGTGTCCCGATCATTTCGAGCCGCATATCGACAACGTGGCGACGGTCGCCATCGCGGATATGCTGGCGAGTATGTGGCTGTTCGGCGAGTCGCCCGAGGCGGCGCAGCAGGACACATACGATATGGCAGTTATTATCCTGGGAGAGCAACCAACAAAGCGTGAAATCTCCGATACACGGCGTGCGTGGGACTTTGTGGAAGCGTGGCTTGTCAGCAATTGGCAGCATTTCAGCAACGATATCGGCTATGAGTCGCGCGCCAAGCTCTCACCGGAATACGGCTTCATCCGCAGTGGATATGTCAATGTGTACCCGATGTATCTGCGTGCGGCACTCGATGATGCGGGCTTTTCGTCGAATAAGTTTCTCAAGGAGTTTGTTGAAGGCGGGCTGATCTGTTCGACACCGGAAAAGGGCAAACGCCGATTCACAAAGCGAGTCAGTTATGGAGGTGCAAAGATCCATGTGATACAAATTCCGCAAACCGTTGAACAGCCGCTATAGGTTTACGGGAACTATGGGAACTTTGCGGGAACCGCCGTGGGAACCGAAAAAATCCAGTAATTTCAAGGGGTTAGGTCATATATATAAGAGAGTTCCCTTAGTTCCCTCATATTATATATATACTATGTAACCACCCTTACCATGATATATAGGGTATAGGGGGGTATAAAAAGTTTATATATATATGTCAAAATCCGCGGGAACTTTGGGAACCTTTGCCCCTAAACCCTTGTGGCTCTAAGGAAAGTGCGGTTCCCTTAAATGCTAAAATTCAAGGGTCCGGAGTAGGGAACCCACTTATTTTTAGGGAACCCCTACAAGCTTGGAGGTGATTTTATGGGCTATTTCGAACATGTGAAGCCAAAAGCACAGGCGCAGCCGAAAATGTCAGACACAAGTCCGTATATGTCCATGATCGAACGCATTGAGCAGCGTGCCTATGCGATGCTCGAACGTGAGGAGCAGCAGACGACGGACTATGCGTGTGTGGATCCATCCGCAGATATTTCGCCGGCGGACTCGGAGATCTGGATTATCCTGCTCAGCAAGGCGCGTGAGATCGACAAAGAGTTTTATGCGCGGCTCTATTACATGCGAGGCGGCGGCACAAGACTCGTACGAGACTACCGATGGGGCTATGTGCTACAGCCAATTATCACCGGCGATAATGCGACGGGCTGGCTGAACTGGGAGCAGTACGAGGAGGAAAAGCACTGTCTTGACGGCTATGTGCAGCAACTTGTCAGTCTCCTGCGTATGGTTGCGTATGATGGTGCTGCATAAATGCAGCAGAATCCATCAAAAACGCAGCGGGTTTATAAGGTCGGAGGTATCAATGACGGCAAAGGAATATCTGTGGCGGGTGCGTGATGCGGCATTGGAGCTGAACCGTCTTGAGCAGGAATACGAGCAGGCGAAAGCGGATATCCTGCATCTGAAGGGGATTGCGTACGATGGCGATCGGGTCAGCGGCGGCAAGATCGGAGATCTCTCGGATGCGATTGCAACGCTGGAGAGATACGCAGAGCACGTTAATGCAAAATGGGATGAGCTGATCGCGCTGCGTAAAGAGGCAGAGGAACGCATTGACAAACTAAAGGACGGACGCTATCGCGCGGTGCTGAAACGGCGATATCTGCAGGGGCGATCATTCGAGGAGATTGCGGTGGGTCTTTGCTTTGATTATCGCTGGATCAAACGACTGCATGGCAGGGCACTCACCGAATTTCAGAAATTGACCCCCGAAAGCCCCCTTTGATCTGTGCTATAGTATAAACTGAGAAAAGAGAGGATGCTGAGGCGGATTCTCGGAGGGCACAGCTGCGGCAGTGCCCTTTTTTGTTGCAGAGGAGGCGGATGTGTGGACGATATGAAAAACCCGCCGTGTGGCGGGTAATGCGTCTTATGCAAGAGCTGTTTTTTTCTCGTAAAGAGCGGTAAGCGCGTCCTGTAGGACTTTGGAAATGTTGAGCTGTTCTGCTTCGGCGAAGGTGTTGAGCCATGCGGGAATTGTGAGATTCTTACGAACGGATTTGCTGCCGTACTTTGCGGCGTATGCGTCCATGTCGAGCGAGAGCAGGGAAACGAATCCCTCGCCAATTTCGGGGTCAGGGTGAATGTCCTTGATGTTGCTTGCGGGCGGGACTTCGTTGCCGTCCTCAAGTTCGCCGAGAATCCACCCCGAGGCGGCATCTTCGCCCATGGCAATCGCATTCGTAAGGCTATCCCCTTCGCTGATACAGCCAGGCAAATCGGGGACAACGACGGTAAAGCCGGGGTTCACTTCACAAGGATAAAATACGGCGGGATATACGAGGTTCATATAAAAGCCTCCTTTCGGAGACGGGCTTTATTTTAAGCCCGTCATCCGCAAGACAGATTTGACAGTTTTCGGGTCGAGGTCGCCGGGATGGTTAGGTATCGTGACTTTCCCTTTCTTCTCTCTATGCTTGTAGTGCATATGCGAGCCGTTGGAGCTGTCGAGATACCAACCGTCCTTCTTGATGATGCGTTCAAGTTCCTTGAATCTCATCGTGTTCCCTCCTTATGATTATATTATACGCATTATGCGTATAAAAGTCAACATGTTTTTGAAATATTTCTTTTGGGAAGACAAACTATTTCGTGGGGGATATTATGCTGAATCGAATCTGTGATATTTGTGGGCGGACGGTGGTACAGGGGCGGAGTTGTCCATGTCAAACACAACGGCATCGCACCTATGATCGTGAGCGGCGAGACAAGAACAAAGCCGCGTTCTACCACGGGAAAGCATGGCAAAGAACTGCCGAGGCAGCACGGCGGCGTGCGCAGTATGCGGATGAGGTTGTCTTTGCCGAGACGGGGCGCCTCGTCCCTGGTGCGATCGTTCACCACATCGAACCAATTGGTGAGAATCCCGTGCGCAAGCTGGACATGGGGAATCTTATTTTCGTGTCGGCGGCTACGCACAAAAAAATACACGATGCCTATGACAAAAGTTCACGCGTCAAATGGGAAATGCAGGAAAAACTCAGGGAGATTCGCGCGAAAAGAGACGGGGCGGGGGAGGGGTAAAAAAGTTTTGAGCGGGAAATATAAAACCGCGACCGGTCTTTTTTCTTGGGAAAATGCCAGAAATGAAATTTTTAGGGACGATTGAAATAATATAGAACAATAAGAGAGGAGGGACAGCGATGGCGGGACGACCGCGTAAGGCTGTTGGAGTTTTCAAAGGGAAAATTGGCAAAGAGAAGCAACTGAACCGAAAGATACAGGAATCGAAAATCAAGGTCGACCTCCTCCAACTTGAGGCGGATGTGCCGGAATGGCTTTCGCCTGAGGCGGCAGAAGAGTATATGCGTATCGTCCGCGAGGCAGGGAAAATTGACCTCTTGGATAACATCGATCGTGCGTTCCTTGCCATCTATGCAGACAACTATGACCGCTATACGAAAGCAAGTGCCGCGCTGCAAAAGGAGGGGTTGACTGTGATGACGGAGGACGGCGAGTTCCCGTCTCTGTACATCAAGATTGCAAACGACGCGGCGACGCAGATTCATCGATGTTCGACGAAGCTGGGACTTGCGGCGACCGACCGTCTGAAGCTCATTGTGCCGACGGCAACGGATGATAAGCCGAAAAACAAATTCTTGAAATTTCTGTAGGAGGATGCGATATGGAGAAAAAGAGGCGACGTTCCCCGCCCATACACGGGGACGGGCAGTGACTGACAGGACAACGGCGTATGCGCGGCGGATTGTCGACGGGAAAAAGATATGCGGTCGGACGGAGTATCAGGCGTGCAAACGCCACCTTGACGATATGGCGGATAAGGATTTTCCCTATATCTTTGATGTGAAGGCGGCGGAATATCACATCGACCTCGCCAATCAACTCACCATCGGCGAAGGACGGACGACGGCACGCCTGACAACGCGCGGATTTCAGAACTTCATCATCGGGAGTTTGTTTGGCTGGCGCAGGAAAAGATCAGCCCTGCGCCGCTTCCGTGAGGGCTATATTCAACTCGCACGGCAAAACGGGAAGTCGTTTCTCGCCGGGGAGATGTGCAATGACTTTGCAACGTTTGCGGGCTATCAGCACGGGCGCATCTACTGCACGGCGACGAAACAAAAACAGGCGAATATAGTATGGGAGGAGGTCGCTAAATTTATATCCTCCGACCCTGATCTCGCAGAACTGTACAAGGTGCGTGAGTATGACCATACAATACGCTCCCTTGTCACGAATACGACCATAGAAGCCATTGGCAGAGATACAAAGTCTGCTGATGGCTTTCGTTCTATTCTGGCAGTTGTGGACGAATATCACGCACACCCAACCGACCAGATGTATAAGCTCATGCTTGATGGTCAGATTGCTGTGGACAATGCGCTCACGCTTGTCATAACAACGGCGGGATTTAACTTGAACGCACCGTGCTATGAGCAGTATCAATTCTGCAAAAAGATCTTGTCGGGAAACGTCCGCAAGGATTCACTCTTTATCTTCATCACGGAGATGGATGAGGATGATGATATATGGGAGCCGAAGAACTGGGCAAAGGCGAATCCGCTGAACCTATGGAATCCCGATGATACGCTCAATGATGAGATGATTGCCCGTATGGCGGAGAAGGCAATCGACGCACGCGAGAAGCAGGGGAACGACCTTGTGAACTTCCAGACCAAAACACTGAATCGTTGGGTGGAGTACACGGGCGGCGGACTTCTTGATCTTGCGGCGTGGCGTGCGTGCGCGTCGGATGAGACGCTTGCGGATATGCGCGGGCGTTCGTGCTATCTCGGCATCGACCTTTCAAGCGGCGGTGATCTCACCAGTATCGCACTGCTCTTCCCAGGTGAAGATGAGGAAGTTTATCTATGGTCGCACAGTTATCTGCCGGAGCTGCGTCTTGCCGAACATATCCGAACGGATGACGCTCCCTATGGTGTATGGAAAGATGCGGGACTGCTCACGCTCACGAGTGGTATCTATGGTGTCAAGACAGATTACAAATACATCATCGCCGACCTTGTGCGCATCATCGAGGCGTATGAGATCGAGATTATCGGTTGTGGCTACGACAGTCACAATGCGAGCGCATTCCTATCCGATCTAGAGGCGGTTCTTCCCTGTGACCTCACCGAGGTCAAACAGTCCGCGCGTGCACTGAACGACGCAACGAAGGATTTTCAGTTGTCCGTGAAGGCGGGTAAGGTGCGCTATGACTGTCAAAACGCACTGCTCACATGGAGTATGGTGAATGCCGTCATATCCGCGCCGAACTCGTTCGGTGAGATCAAGATTGACAAGATGACGCAGACGAATCGGATTGACCCGTGTGATGCGGTCATGGACGCATGGGCGGTGTATTTTCACGGACACAACAATGCCGTTGTGGACGCGGAGGAGGCACTGTCTATCTGGTTGGAAGTAACAGCAGGAGGAGGTGAAGAAAAGAGTTGAAAATCATGGACAATGTCAAGCGGCTTTTTCGCAATGAGGCAGAGGGCAGTGTGACGCTTGCGGATATGCACGATTTTTTCTTTCGCGGAGGCAGTACGGGGGATGGTCCCGACCTCTCGGAGATCACCTATTTTACCTGTCTCAAAATGCTTGGCGAATCCATCGGGAAAATGCCCGTCTACCTCATGGACAGCAATAAAGAGCGCGTTACGGGGCACGAGACGGCACGCCTTCTCAGTGTGCAGCCGAACAGCATCATGACGCCGCTCCAATTTTTCACAACGCTTGAATATCACCGCAACCACTACGGGAACGCCTATGTGCTGATTGAACGTGACCGTGCCCGCCTCAAAAATCTGCATATCCTGCATCCGCAGCGCGTGCAGGTGTGGGTGAACAATACGGACACCTACACTGACCGCCGCTATTTCTACCGATACGCCGACAACCAAACGGGAAAGGAATACTGGATTTCGCCCGATGATATGCTTCACCTGAAGGCGTGGGTTACGGATGATACGGGGCTTGTCGGAAAGTCCGTGCGGCAGATACTCGCCGAGAATATGGCGGGAAACAAAGCCTCGCAGAAGTTTTTGAGCGACCTCTACCGCAAAGGACTCACGGCGAATGCGGTTGTGAAATATGTTGGAGATCTGAAAAAGCCGGGGCAGGACGCGATGCTCAAACGCCTTGACGAACAGGCACGTGACAATTCGCGGCGGCTCATCACACTGCCCATTGGGGCGGACATCCAGACGCTTGACCTAAAACTCACAGATTCGCAGTTTTACGAACTGAAACGCTATTCCGCGCTGCAGGTCGCGGCTGCGTTTGGTGTCAACCCCGATCATCTGAACGACTACACGAAGTCCAGCTACAACAACAGTGCCATGCAGAATCTCCAGTTCTACGTGAATACCCTGCTCTATAATGTCTCACTCTATGAACAGGAGATGAACCGCAAGCTCCTCACAGAAACTGAGCAGATGGCGGGGAAGGGCTTCAAGTTCAATGTATGGGTGATTCTGCGCGGTGACCCGTCGCAGCAGGCAGACATTCTACAAAAAATGGTACAGTCAGCAATCTACAGTCCGAACGAGGCACGCGCCAAGCTCGACAGTCCGCCGTGCGCGGGCGGTGATGTGCATATGGTGAACGGCTCGTATGTGAAGCTCGAAGACATCGGCAAGGCATACGCCGGCAAAGGAGGTGACAAGAATGATTGAGATACGCAACGAGACCGATAGAAGCGCAGAGCTTTATCTGTCGGGCAGCATCATAGACGATGATACGGGCGGGTTGATTGAGGAGTTTTATGAAAACAGCACAGGCTATCAATGGCCTGATAAAATCCGGCAGCAGCTCGACGCCCTGCGCGGGAAAGACCTGACCATCTACATCAATTCGGATGGCGGGAGCGTTCCCGCAGGTGTCGCGATGGCGAATATGATTGCGCGTCATGACGGCCGTACGACGGCGATTGTCGACGGCTGGTGCTGCTCCATTGCAACGCAGGTATTCTTTTCCGCCGATGTGCGGAAGATTCCCGCGAACGCCTACCTGATGATTCACAAGCCTTCCGGCTATATCGGCGGCAATGCGGATGACCTGCGCAGGGGCGCAGATGTTCTGGACACGATACAGAAAGGACTTGAGGCGACATACCGTAGTGCGGCGCATGAGGATGTGACCGATGAGGACATTCATCAAATGGTGAATGAGGAAACGTGGCTGACGGGTGAGCAGGCGGCCGCGTTCTTTCATGTCGAGGTACTGGAATCCGAACGGATGGCGGCGTGTGTCGGAAGCACAAAACTCATGCGGGATGTTCCCACCGATGTGCGACTCGCCGCAAAGGCGGATAGTACACCGCCGCCGCCCGCCGCACATATGCAGAATGATGAGGAAGCGCGCTGCGCAAATGCGGCGCAGGAGGACAAAACGCGGGCAGAGATTGCCCTTGCACTCGCGAAAGGAGCGATGATTTAACATGAAGAAGTCGGACGAACTCAAGAAGATGGTGGACGAGCTGCGCCGTGAGGTCGAGAACCTGCAGCAGGAGGAACGCTATGAGGATGCGGCAAAGCGCGCCAAGGAGCTGACGAACGCCGTTCATCAGTACGAGGCGGCGCTTGCGATGGAAGAGGCGCAGCGGACGGGCTTTGCAGGAGGGGCAGCGCCCATCGCGACGGCGACCGTGAGTGATGCGGTCATGCGCAACCGTGTTTTTAACAAGCTCGTTCTGGGACGCACACTTGACGCGCAGGAACGCGAATTTGCGAATCAGATCGGCTCGCCCGGTATGGTTGAGGGGACGCCGGGCAAGGGCGGCTATCTCGTGCCCGAAGAGCAGATGCGCCAGATTCGCGAGTACAGGAAGGCGTACACGGCGCTCAGGGACTTCACGCATGTCCAGCACGCCAACAGCATCTCGGGCAAGATGCCGACGCTCGGCGATGAGACTGGCAAGCTCACGGCGTTCGAGGAGCTGAACAGCATCAAGCAGTCGGACTTCGACTTCGGACAGCTCAAGTACGAGATCAAGGACTATGGCGACATCATTCCCGTGTCGAATCAGCTCCTTGACGATGCCGACGTGAACCTCACGGCGATCATCGGCCAGCGTTTCGCGCGCAAGGCGGTCAATACCGAAAATGATGAGATTCTAAAGCTCCTCAAGAAGCTCACGCCGACGGCGGTGACGGACGCTAAGGGATTTATGAAAATCCTGAACGTCAGCCTCGATCCGTCCTACTATGCGAACGCGCGAATCCTCACGAACCAGGACGGCTTCCAGTGGCTTTCCGAGCTGGAGGATGCACAGAAACGCCCGCTTCTCGTGCCGGATGTCGCCGCGCCCGACACCTACCGCTTCCGTGGCAAGCAGATCGTCGTCGTCTCGAACGGCACGCTTCCGACGGAAACAAAGAAGGTGCCGTTCTACGTCGGCAGCATCGCCGACTATGTGGCGTTCTTCGAGCGTGCGGGCGTGGAAATCGCCGTGTCGACGGACTTCCTCTTCGACAAGTACGCGACCGCCTTGCGCTGCGTGGAGCGCTTCGGCGTCGTTGCCGACGATACAGACGCCGTGAAGCTGGCGCAGGTGACAACGACGTAATGAAGGAGGTGCGTCATGGCGGTGACGCTCGAGCAGGTCAAGACGTACCTGCGCGTTGACCTTGACGTTGAAGATGACCTCATCAAGCAGTGCATGAGAGGTGCGGAATCGTATCTCACGAATGCGATTGACAATTTTGCAGCATACTGCAAATACGGGGACTTCGACGAATCGGCGGACATTCTGCGCCTTGCGGTCATCGCCGAGATGTATACGCATCGGGACGGGACGGACGAAAAGGCGCAGATGTTCCCGTATTTCATTCGCTCGATGATCGCACAGCTCCAACACTATGTTCCCGCAGGAGGTGAACCACCGTGATTCATATAGCCAAAATGCGCCACCGCGTCACGCTCCTACGGCCGGAAAATCCCTTGGATGAAATCAACGGCTGCGATACGAGCTACACCCCGACGCGCGAGGTCTGGGCGGAGTTCTTGAAACCTGGCTTCGTCAGCCGTACCCTTTTCGGTGACGCGGCGGCGGTCGAGGTGACGCAGGGAATCCGACTGCGCCCCGTGGAAATCGCCAAAGGCTGGCGCGTCAGGGAAGGGGCGCGGGAGTTCTCTGTGGAACATATCGACGACACGAAACCGGGCGAGCTCATCCTGACGACAAGCGAGGTACAGATGTAATGGCAAGAACAAAGGGCTTCTACATTAAGAGCGATCTGACGGATGCCATCAAGAAAGCCGTGGGCGATGTCGGCAAGTATGAAGATGGGGCGCAGCGTCGCATGAAGGCGGCGATACGCACGGGAACAAAAGACACCATACGGGCGGCGAAGAGTAAGGCACCAATCGCAACAGGCGGCATTGTGAGGCGCCTCGTCATGGAATACGACGAGAAGAACAATCGCGGATTCGTCAAATCGAAAGCACCGCACTCCATTCTATTGGAAAAAGGCGTTAAGCCGTCGTTTGTAGAACCAAGGAAGAAAAAAGTGCTGAAATTCAAAGGTGTATTTGCTCGATACGCCCTGATTCCCGCACGCAAAGGAAGACCGTTCATGAAGCCCGCGCTCGATGAAACGGAGCCGAAGATTGTCAAGGCGCTTGAGGAGGCGGTTAAACCATGAGAAAGAAGCGTCTGCCGTTGCAGGCACTGCAGAAAGCCGTCCGTGACCTGCTCACGGCGTGTCAGACGACGCCGTTGCATGAACACGTCGGAGAAACGGCGAAGCTGCCGCTCATCGCCTTTGGTGAGATCCGTATGTCGCTTTCGGGCGCGAAGGACACGGCGCTTTACCGGGCGAAGATGGAGCTGGAAGTCTACAGCAGCGCGAACAGCCGCAGCGAGATCAACGGCATCCTCGACGATGTGGCGACGGTGCTCACGGCGGCGCGACTCGATATGCATACGGCAGGATTCGCCGTATGCGATCAGGAAATCACAGAGGTTCAGACGAACCCAAGGGAAATCAGAGGCTATGACGCTACGTTGCGCCTCGAAGTAATCATACAAGACATGGAGGGATAAAAAATGCCAATCAAAGCCGAGAATCTGCCCGTCAACCCAAACATCTCGACGGCGACCGTGGGTAAGGACTACCTGCTCATGATCAACACGGGAACCTTCGCCGCGCCCACATGGACGGTCGTCGGCGGGCAGCGCAACAGCAAGCTGACGGAGAAGGCGGATTCCATCGACGTATCGGACAAGGCGACGGACGGATGGAGCTCGAAGCTCGCGGGAATGAAGTCGTGGAGCATTGACCTCTCAGGGCTTGTCATGCTCAACGATGCGGGCGTGGATGCGCTCGAAGTCGCCTTCCGCGCAGGTATGACAGTTGACATCAAGCTGCAGTACCCGGACAAGACCTATCAGCGCGGATGGGCGGCTGTCACGGAGTTTAGCAAGGACGTGCCGCATGACGGCGCCGCGACGCTCTCCGGCACGCTTGACGGCAACGGCCCGATCAGCGAGGTCACGAAAGCCACAGTCACGCCGCCGGGCGGCTCGCCCTGACCGAAAAGGATAAGAAGGAAAAAGCTATATGCGCAGGCGCTTGCGCATATGGCTTTTGTTTTCGATGAAGGGAGATTTACCGAATGAAGAAGCAGACCATATTCAAGACAGCAGACGGTAAGCAGCTCGCGCTTTGTCTGACCATCCGCGACATGATGGCGTTGGAACAGGAAATCGGCAAGTCCCTGTTTTCTGTGATTGCAGAAACGGGACACGGCAGCCTGCGCCCGATGGACTTGCGGTATACCGTTGCCGCCCTGCGTTGGGCATTGCCTTCGCCCGTAGAGGATGAAGCGGCCATTCAGCTCGTTGAAAATCATTGTGCGGCGGGCGGCACGCTCGACGACATCAATCAGGCGCTCTTGCAGACGATCTTTGCGACGGGACTCTTCACGCGCGGAAAAAACGACGAAGCGGCAGCGGAGGAAGTGCCGCCGAAAGAGAAGTAGAAGTTTCCTCCATGGCGGCGTGGGTGGAAGCGACGGAGCCTGTTGCCTACGGCATCCTCGGCATGATGCCCGAAACCTACGAAGCCCTGCAGGTGCGGGAATTTTACTGTATGTTGGAAAGCCGCGAGGCACAGGAGAAGCGCCAAGACCAAAAGCGCGCCTATTTCCTCTCATGCCTTATGAGCGTGCAGTGCACGAAGGCGGTATCCACCATCGACATCCTTGCGCCGCTCTATCCCGAAGAGCGCGAGAAGGAAGCCATGCGGCAGGCACAGCGCCGCAAAGAGGACGAAGAATACCTGCGAAAAGAATTTGAACTGGATGAGGCGGTGGAATGATGGCAAACATCAGCGAGCTGAAAATCAAGATTGGCGCGGATTCGTCCGAACTGAAAAAGGAACTGAACGAAACGCAGCGCGCCATGCAGACGGCGCTGAGCACAAAGCCAATGGAATCTGCCACTGCCGCCTTGGCAGGTATATCGAAGGAAACGGGCAATCTGATCGGCAAGTTTCAGAGCATGGCGACTGCCGCCGCCGGAGCTTTCGGGCTGGCGAGCATAATAGACGGAGCCGTGCAGGCGGGAGACGCCGTATATAAGCTGTCCAACCGTCTGAACGTGACGACGGCGGAAGCAGGGCAGCTCTCGCGCGTATTGAAGCTCACGGGCGGCGACGTGGACTCCTTCAGCACGGCGATCATGCGCCTTGACAAGACCCTTTTCTCTGACAGTGAGGCGGGCGAGAAGGCGCGTAGTACGCTCAACCTGTTCGGCGTGAGCCTGACGGATGCGAGCGGGAAAATCCTGCCGCTCAACGAGCAGCTGGAAAACCTTGCCAAAGGCTACAAGCTGGCGAAAGATGCGGGCGTGCAGCAAGAATTTCTCATGACGACGCTTGGAACGAGGGGGCTTGCCCTCGCGCAGACGTTGGAGCAGTACACGGAAGCCGCCGAGACGGCGGCGCGCGTCAAGAGCATCGGGCTTGATGCGAAAGAAATGCACGAACTCGCGTTGAACATGAAGGTCATGCAGATGGAGGCGACGCAGGTACAGCTTGCCTTCACGTCGGCACTCGCTCCCATAGCGGAGAGCGTCTTTCCTGTTATCATCGAGGGCTTGACAGAATCGGCGACATATCTCGCGCAGAACAAGACGGAAATCCGTGAAGTGACGGCAGCCGTCGTCAAGTTCGTAGCCGCCTACAAGGGCATCAAGCTGGCGAGCGGCGCAATCAGCACAGTACAAGCATTTTGGCTTAGATCGCGGCAAGCGGCGATGACGAGCGCGGCGGCGCAGACGGCAGCACAGACGGAAGTCACCGCCGCGCATGAGCGCGAGATCGCCAAACGAATTGCCGCCGTAGAGCGCGAATCGCAGCGACAGCAGAGCGCTGCCGTAAGAGCGGCGATGAAGGCAAATCTGTCGGCGGAAGAAACGACGGCGCGCATTATTGCAGAATGTACGAAAATCGAGCTCAAGAGCGCCGAAACCGCTGAGCGCATTGCCGCAGGGATGCGGGCATCGTTCGCTGCGCAGTCACAGGCAGCGTCCGTGGCGGCGACAGAAACGACAGCCGCTTTGCACGGCACCTCTGTCGCGGCAGCAGAAGCGGGCGCACGCATGACAGGCGCGCATATCAGTGCGGCAGAGAGCGGGCAGATTGCAGCAGGCGTGGAGCGCGAACTTGCTTTAGCGACAACCGCCACAGGCAATGCCGCCGTCGTCGCGGGGCAGAAGAATGTCGCGGCAAAGACGGAGACAACCGTTGCTACGGTAGGCGCTACAACGGCGACGAATACATTGACAGCTGCCACAGTAGCTACGGGAAATGCTGCCGTCGCGGCAGGGAAGAAGACCGTCGGCGCAATGGCAACGGCAACGACTGCCGTCGGCAGCCTGACGCGCGCCGTATGGGCGCTTGCAGCGGGCTGGTATGGCGTTGCTGCCGCCGTCGCCTATGTTCTATATGTTTCTGCGAAACGCAGTACAGCGACTGCAAAGAAGGTCACGTCGGAACAAATTACACTGGAAGATGGAACGGTTGTTGAAAATGTAAATGGGGAATACGTCGGGGTAAATTCAAAGGATGTTAATCCGGAGATTTATTCCAACGTGACGGCGGCAACCCATACAGGAGATGATTATGATTTAGCCGGCACGGGAAATGAAATTGATTATGCGGCGGAAAGTGTGTCTGCCCCTACCGATAGAGGAAATCGCTACTATACGCTTTCGGCAGAACAGCAAAGTGAAGCTTGGGGGAAAGATGCAAACCGCCCAAAGACGTATGATGAATGGCTGCATAGCGATGACCCGGAGGCGCAAGCGGAATTGCAGCGCCAAACCCAAAACCAAATCAATGAAGAGATAGAAGAAAAGCAAAAAGAAATGCTGGCGCTTTTGAACGATGGCGGAGGCGGCGGAGCTGGTCGTGCGGCAAAAGAAGGCACCGCCCCTACTCCAACGAACTACGACGTAGAATATCCCATCGGCGCACTCGTTGCGGACATTGCCGCAGGTCATCCGCAAGGCGAACAGTGGATGGGCAATATCACAAACAATCCCGCTATCCAGTGCGACAGTTACACGGCGAACGTCTACGCCGATGCAGGCATAGACAGCATTGGCGGGCAAGATACAGAGGGCATCATTAACGACGCCGCCTTCCGCGCGGCGGGAGCGTATCACAGCGTGGGCGGCGGCTACGAGCCGGAGGCGGGCGACCTCGTGGATTTTGCCGGGCACGTCGGCATCTACATGGGCGATGGCATGGTCAACAGCCGTCAATCCTCGGGCGGCGTGCAGACCATCTCCATGGCGGAAGCAGAGAGTTACTTCGGCGCCGTACAGGGCTACGGCTCCATCCGCGAAGCGACGGGCGGGCGCACGGTATCGGAAAGGCACAGCGGCACGCGCGAAGAAGCCGAATCCGCAAGAAGGACGCAGGATGCCGCAAGAAAGCTCGAACAGGGCAGACAGGACGCGATGCACCTCTATCAGACCATGGCGGACGGCATCAGCGGCTTTGAAGATACAGCGTACATACAGAACGTCGAGAAGATCAAGCAGGATATAGCGCAGAAGCGCCAACAGATCAGCAAGATCAAAGAGTCCGGCGTATCGAAAGAGACTGTTGACAATCTGAACAAGCAGCTCAATGCGTACACCGCCGCGATGGTGGAGCAGGCGGCGGAGAAACAGCGGACAGCCTTTGCACAGGTGGCGGACGACGCGAAGAGCGCCAACGCCGAGGTGCTGCACGACTATGAATCCATGGCGCAAGCGGAATATGCGACCACCGTGCGAAGGCTCGCAGAAGAGCGCAAGGAAAAAGAAAAGGAAGTCATGCGCGACAAGGATGACTGGGAATCCAAGGCGGCGGTATCGGAATGGTACTACGCTAGGCTCGCCAAAGCCGAAGAAAAGCGGCGACAGGACTTGAAGAAAGCGCATGAGCAATATATCGAATACCTGCAAAGTGAAGGAAAAGTCGCTGAACTCGTTGCTCATCTCGGCAGCGTTGAGGGCAAGACGGCGGCGGAAGGTACGCTCAACATGGAAGGGCAGGAAAAGCTCGCGCGCGCCTATGTGAAGATATGGAAGGAGGCGCACGGTAGTATGTCCGGCTACATCGCCGATACGGCGGAAAGCGTCTACGGAACGCTGTCGGACTCCATGGCGGAGTTCATTCGTGGCGCGAAATCGGCACAGGACGTCCTCAGGGACTTTGGCAACAGTGTTCTGTCCATGATGGCAAAAATCGCCGCACAGCGATTGGCGGCAAGATGGGGGGACGGCATCCTCGGCGCGTTCGGCGGCGCCTTCGGTGGCGGGAAGGCTGCTGCGGCGACGGGGAAATCCTCATTTCCGACGGGGGCGTCGTTCTCGAAAGGGTATGCGCGGCCGTCCCTGCTCTCCGTCCCTGCGTTCGCAAAGGGTGGTATCGTGACCGCGCCGACGCTCGCCATGATCGGTGAGGCAGGAGAAAATGAGGCTGTCATACCGCTCAACGAGCGCAACCTGAGTGCTCTCGGCGGCGGGGGGCAGGGAAAAGCGCCGACCGTCGTCGTCAACATTACGAACAGGACGGACAGCAGGATAAGTGTTGCGGACAAACGTTTTGACGCGTCGCTGAAGAAAATGGTGCTGGATATCGTCGTTGATGGGGCAAGCCGCGATGTAGGCGGCTTCAAGTCGAACCTAAAAACGGCGCTTGGTAAATAATGAGGAGGAGCATGTGCTGACATTTCCGGAAACATTCCCGCAGCCGAAAATCCCGATCACGAGCGGCTGCGGGAATTCGTATAAACTGAGCATAAAAGATTCTACAATCACAACGGAAACCGATGCCAACTACAAGCTGACGCGCCCGCGTACGACGAGGATGCTGCGCACATGGTCGTTTTCTTGGAAAGCTGTACCCGCCGAGGATATGCAGCGGCTTATGGACTTTTTTGCAAAGGTCGGGACATTCGCTTCTTTCCACCTGCACAACTGGCTCGACGGCAAAATGTATGAGGTGCGGTTCGCGGAGCCGCTGCAAGATTGGCAGGAGAACTATCCTATCGGATGGCAGGGCAGCTTGAAGTTCGAGGAGGTGTAACGATGCGCGTATTCAGCGAAGCGGCGGTGCTTGAGAAAAACCGCCTCGCCTCGGATTCCCCGTTTTTGATCTTCCTGGAAATCGAAAACAAAGAAATTGGTGTGATCCGACTTGTGCGGAACACAGAAAATATCATGTGGCAGGGAAACGAATGGCAGGCATTCCCGTTGGATATAGAAACTTCAAGTGAGGACGGCAAGACGATTCCCGCACTCAACGTCAAGGTCAGCAACTGCGGCGGCATCATACAAACCTACTTGCAGCAATACAATGGGCTTGTCGATTCGATGGTGCGCCTTATGGTGGCATTGGCAAGCAATCTGGAGAATCCGAACCCGGAATTCGAGCTGGACTTCCTTATCAAGTCGGCAAGCTACGACGAATCATGGGTGACATTCTGCCTCTCTGCGTCTGCTGAACTGATGAACCGCTTTCCCCCCCATCGTTACATCAACAACTTCTGCCCGTTCCGATGCGGAGACCTGCGGTGCGGCTATATCGGTGCGGGGGTATGCGTCAACACGCTGGAAACTTGCCTCATTCCGTCGCGCTTCGGCGGCGAGCCGGGCATACAGAGAGGACGATGAACAATGTTTGCATACAATGACCTGATCGGCATACCGTTTGTTGACGGCGGGCGGGATATGAATGGATTGGACTGCTGGGGGCTCGTGCGGTTCTGTTTCCTGCGGCAGGGCATAGCGCTCAAGGACTACGCCATATCGGCGTGGGATCTCTGTGCCATCAGCCGCAAGATGGAAGAGGAAAGCCATGCGTGGCAGAAAATCGATACACCTGAACCGGGATGTCTTGTCGCTATACGGACTTCAAGCAAGACGTGGGTGAATCATGCGGGGGTGTGCATCAATGCGGAGGAGTTCATACACGCCTACGCCGTCACGGGTGTTTCTCTCGCGCGCATACGGCGATGGAGAGCACATATTGTCGGTTTCTATCGCTATATAGGAGGAGGGCAGACATGATTCAGATCGTCAGGGTCGAAAACCCGTTTGAGCCGTTTATTCACGACGTGGAAGAAGCTGTCTGCCTTGGCGTGACGCTGGATCGGTATTTTGCGGATCTCGAAGGTCGGGACGTATTCCTCAACGGCAAATATGTCGAGGTGCCTGCCTCTGTCACGCCCGTGGACGGCGACTTTATTGTCATTGCGCCGCACGTCACGGGCGGCGCGGTGAAGAAGGTGCTGGGCATTGTGGCGATGGTAGCGCTTTCGGCATTTACCGGCGGGATTATTGCGGGCGGCGCTTCCCTTTTCGGGATGAGCATCGGTGCGGGGACGTTCTGTGCGTATCTCTATGCGGGCGCGGTGATGTACCTCGGCGGGCGCCTCATCAACGCCATCTTCCCTCAGCAGATCAACAACAGTCCCAATTTCGATCACGAACAAAGCCGCACTTACGGCTGGGATCTGCCGACGATTGCAATGACGGAGGGCGGCGTCATCGGCGAGACTTACGGCGCATGTATTCCGCAGGCGCAGCTCCTCACGGAACACGTTGAGACGACGGGCGACGGCAAGCAGTATCTCAACCTGCTTTTTTGCGGCGGCTATGAGCCGGTCGACAAAATCGAAAATATACGCATAGACAACACGCCCATAGAAAACTACAGCAATGTGCAGATAGAGACGCGCCTTGGAACGAACGACCAGACGCCCATCTCATTTTTCAAGAATACGCCCGTCGATCAATCCGTGAATCTCATGCTGGACGTGAATATGCCCATCATCCGCACGACGGATTCTGTAAAGGCCTCGGCACTTGAGGTGACGCTGGAATGGAACAATGGCCTGTATCATCTGCGTGACGACGGCAGCTATGGCAGCACGTCCGTGGAAATCCAGATTGATTATCGGCGCACGGGAACGCAGGAATGGCAGGACGGCGGGAAATATACGGTCGAAAGCGCTTCCCCGGAAGGCATACGCAAGTCGATCCGCTTTGCAGAGGATTTGGAACCGGGGCAATACGACGTCAAGGTTTCCATGGTGAAAAAGCCCTCCGGCTCGCGCTATATGACTGTCACGAGTTGGGCAATCCTGACGAGCTACAACAATGGCACATACTGCCGTCCGAACAAGGTGCTTGTCGGTATGCGCATACTGGCAACGAATCAGCTGTCGGGCGGCATACCGAATGTCAACTGGCGGCAGACGCGCAGTATTGTTTATGTGTATAATCCGCATACCAAAACATATGAAGCAAAGGCGGCAGCAAATCCCATCTGGGCGGCCTATGATATCCTGCACGGCTGCCGCAAACTGCGCAATGTGGTGACGGGGACGGAGGAATACACCGTGCTCGGCTGCAATCATGAATCGTTGGATGCGTACTACGAGCAATGGAAAAGTGCGGCGGACTATGCGGATGAGAAGATATTGAACAACGAAGGCGAAATGGAAAGCCGCTTTCAGTTCGATGCTTTTTTTGATACGGTACAGAAGCGCTTTGACGCGGCGGCGAAAGCGGCAGCGGTCGGACATGCGAACATCATCGTGCATGGCAGGAACTATGGCATTGTCGTCGATCGGCCGCAGGGAATGACGCAGATATTCGCCGAAGGGCGGACGACGCTCTCAAGCATCCAAGGCTCCTTTATGAGTAGGGAAGAGCGTGCGCATTCGGTAGAAATCACATACAACGACAGGAACAATGACTTCAAGAACACGCAATTCACCCTGCGTTCGCCCGAATGGGCGAAGGATGATGCACAGGAGAACACAGCGCAGCTCACGCTTTTCGGCGTATCACGGCGCACACAGGCCTATCGGGAGGGTATATATTCGCTCGCCACTTCAGAGCGGCAACTGCAATTCGTGGAGCTTGGCACGGATATCAACGGGCTTGTGTGCGAATATGGCGATGTTGTCGGCTACGCGCATACGGTATCGCGCATCGGCATCGCTTCGGGGCGCATTGTTGCGGCGACGGCAACGACGCTCACACTCGACCGGAATGTCACGATGAAGCCGGAAGCGCATTATGAGATCTACGTCACCTTGCAGGACGACACGCTCATCCGCAAGGAAGTCGTACCGCAGGCGGGAGAGACCGCCGTCGTAACCGTCACGGAACCGTTTGACCGCGTGCCGACAAAATATGACTGCTTCGCGTTCGGACGGCAGTATAAAGCTGTCAAACCGTTCCGCGTGGTTGGCGCGGAGCGCGACGGCGACCTGCTGGTGAAACTGAAACTGGCGGAATACGATGAAGCCATCTATGCAACGGAGCTTGACTATGACAAATACCCGGACATTGATTACACCAATATAGAAGACTTCACGCCGCAAAAGTGGGACGCTCAGGTTCAAAACGCCGTCAGAAATAATCACATCAACATCACGCAGAATATCTATCATGGCTACGATATGTCATGGCGGCATGGGATTCAGAATGGGCAGGTCACATTCGATACGGTGTCCGATCTGCGGAAAAACGGCGCGTACGGCCTGCGTTTCGGCATGGAAGTCCGCGTGCTGGGCTACTACAAACGCCATGACGGAGGCGGCGCAAGGTACCTCTGCAAATATCTGTATGACCCGGAGCGCTATCCATGGGCGATCCGGCTCAGCGAAACGAATGACTATGAGTATAAGGTCGTTTTGCGGGAAGACGGATCTCCGAAGCTCGATGAAAACGGGGAATATGAACTGGAAAAAGACGCCGAGGGGAAGTTCATACCGCTGCTCACGAAAACGGGTGAACCGAAGCATAAGATCATGTATGCGGTCATATGCGAAACAACGGTGAACTATTCCATGTTTGGCGCAAAGCTCGACGGCGAAACGGACGATTACAACGCCATATATATGGCGCACCGCTACCAGCACGACACCTATACCATAGAACCGTTGAGCAAGCGCCGCCGCTACCTTGTCAAGGTGGCGAATCATAAGGGGGTCATCCGCAAGGACAACGACAAGCCTATCGTATGCGCGGGCGATGTTGACCTTTCGGGATCCGAGCTGCTCATACAGGACTGCAATGCGACATGGTATGGCTTCTACCTGTGGGGGGACAACGAAGAAGATTATTACACCTATGAGCCGACGGAGGCGGCTCTGGCAACGTACAAGAAGGACAACTTTGTGATTAATCCGCAAGGATATAACAGCGTCCTCGAGCCGAATGCTGTTCTCGTTTTGCGAGAAAATCCCTACGCGGTGCGCGACGATGCAGGATATATGTATTCAGAACCCCGCTATGAGCTTCTCCTGCATACGACGGACGGTGTTTTGACAAGCCCCTTCATGCAGGACTGGGACAAGGCGGGCGGCCTGGAAATCCATACGCCCGTATCGGACTATGTGACGCATGAAATAAGTACGCGCACCATCATGAGCCATCTGACCATATCCTACAATATGCTGCCGGCAGCGCATTATACGTTCAAGGGCTGCGACGTGAGGCTTGAGACGACGGCGAATAAATACTGCTCGGTGCTCTGGTGCAAATGCCACAATGCGCATATCAGCGGCTTCAACTTTCAGCCGAACGCGAAGGAACTGCATAATATGCGGTTTAAGAACACGATGATCTATCTCTGGGGCTGCTACAACGTGGAGGTCTCAGGCATCACGGGCTTTAATGCTGCGGGGAAACAGGCGGACGGAAAGCCAGGCACGTCGGGCTATGTGCTGCGCGCGACGAACTGTCTGCAAGTCCGCCTGCACGATATAAGCGTGCAGGGATATTGGGGCGCTACGGCGATGAACTGTGTCAAGGACGTGCATATCACGCGCGTGAACATCAACCGCCTGGACATTCACAACTATTTCTATAACCTGTGGATTGATGAATGCAATCTCTTTAACCATGCGATACAGATCGGTGAAGGGCGTGGCATATGCTCCATCACGAACAGCAATTTCTACATCAATCATCTGGAAGGCGACTCGTACCCGAATGCACACATATTGGAGTTCAACCTGACCTATGGGCGCATTTTCGAGGGGCGCGTGCTCATTCAAAACTGCAACGCCTTTTTGAAAGCGCCCGAAGGCAATGAGTTCGACGTATGCAAGATAGACTTTTCCCCGGAAGCAATCTCGCTCTTTGACAGCTACAAACTGCCCGAAGTTACGATACGGGACTGCACGTTCCATTCCTATGACGAAGGTACATATCTGTGCTACTTCAACGTCGCGGGGACACGGCGCGGCAGGACGTCCACGACGCCGCCTTCCAACATCGCCGGGTACTGCCGCGACACGGGAAACGACGACGCGGGGCGGCTCATGTGGAAATACATCGGCAGGGGCGTCGATTGGATTGACGACGGGAATAAGGAAAAGCTGCAAGTGAAAAAGGGGCAGATCGTAAGAAGCTACGAGAGCTTTGTCGACGGCGACGGCAAGACTGCCTTTTACGATGTGCAGCATTTCATCGTGGTGCAGGATGGCGCGCTGCCGATTGCGACAAAAGAGAACAAGCCGACGGACTACTCCGGCGGCGAATTTTCCTGCGGTACGGCAAGAATCCGGTATGTCGAAGATGCAAAATGGACGGCGAACAGGATGTATGCCGTCGGCGATTACTGCTTTACGGGAACGTCGAACTGGCTTCCCGTATTCTGCTGGCAGTGCACGACGGCGGGCAGGAGCAACGGCTACCGCCCCGTGCATTTGCAGGGAGAAGAAATCGATGGGGTGGACGTATACCCGAAGGAGCAGGACAGCTGCTGGTGGAAACACATCGCTGCACGGGCGGCATTCATTCAAAGAGAGTTTGTTCCGAGCATGGAAGTCAAGGCGGGGGAGTTCATCTATGCAGACCATAAGATTTATCAGGTCATGCAGGCGGGGACACTCACGCCGATGCCGCCGCAAAATACCGCATGGAACGGATCTTTCGAGAACGGCAGCGCCCGCCTCGCCTTCCGTGGTAAGGACTGGCAGCCTCAGACTTGGTTTGCCAAGGGCTCGTACTGCATTTCGACCGGGGCGGATGGCGAAAAGCATGTGTATCAGCTGACGCGCCATGACGGGGTAACATCCGGCTCTGTTCCTGTCGCAGGAAATGCCCGCTGCGTGGATGGCGACATCATATGGGAGTATGTGGGAGAAGCCGAGGGCGGTTCAATGGTGATTTCAACGGACGACCCATCGCTTAGAACAGGCGGTAATCCTCCGGCACCCGTCGCTGTAGGTGCAAGAACCGTTGACGGAACGCTCCCCGTACGCTACATCGGCGCAGTGCCTCTGGGATGGCGCAAGGCGGGTGAGAGTTATACGGAGGGTACATTCCTCAGCGACAACACGTTCATTATCCAGTGCATCAAGTCCGGCAAGACGGACGCGAAAAATAAATGGGGACCTTTGGAATCCGCATCCGGCTGGCGCTCGGATGGTACATATTTGGACAATGAATGTATCTGGAAGAAAGTGACACCTTCGGCAGCCAACTGCCATTGGCGATCTTCTCATACGCATTACAAATTGGGTGATTTCTACTATGCCGACGAAACATCAGACGGGAAATACCGCCTTTATCAAGTCGTCTCCTTACATGAAAATCCGGGCGGCAACGGATTCTGGCAGGCGTCGACGACGTACAATGTCGGGGATATCGTCAAAGCGAACGGACACAAATATCGGTGCGTTTTTGACGGGCGTCTGACCCTGCCTAATCAGACAGTCATAGAGAATATCGTGACGAACATGAAAGCAGGAGGGGACATCTTCTCTTTTTATAAGGGGACGGATGTGCCGACGAAGCCGGGGAGCAGCGGGAAATGGATTATCAAGGTGGGGAATCTTGACCAATATCGTTTTAAAGATGGTCCATATTTCGGGCATGAGGGAAACCCTGTGCCGGAGATTCTTGACGCGAATGACTACGCGAAAAAATGGGATATTCCGACAAAAGTCGGTCAGTTGGAAAACGATGTAGGTTTTGCGATAACGTCTCAAGTGCCGACAAAGCTTAGTCAGCTGGAAAATGATGCTGGCTATGCGGTGAGCGGACAGATTCCGACAAAGGTCAGTCAACTGGAAAACGATGCAGAATATGTGCGCAAGTCCGAACTGCCGCCGACAGGAGCATGAGAAAGAAAGGGGTGTTGACTATGGCACGTGGGGAAATCCTCGCGGAGCTCGAGAGCATCAAAACGCAGCTTGAGATTCTGGCGACCGAACTGCCGGGGCACAGAGATCAGCTTTTTGCGATCAACGCACGTATTGCACGTGTTGAGGAAAGCGCGAAGTCGGCGCATCATCGCATTGACGATTTCAAGCGCGATGTATGTTTTACAATCGGCATGAGCACAACGATTGTAGGTATCTTTGCGAGTATCTTGACGTGGGCGCTCGGCGGGAGGTGAGCAACGTGAAACAGGAGCGGCTTCCTCCGGTCGATTGGATGGTCGGGACAGGACTTGTCATCGTGGCAGTCCTGTCCGTTTTTTATGGGACGCCTGAGTTATCCAGCAACGTCACATCGGGACTGATCGGATTTCTCGGGCGGTCGGTAATCAGTAAGAAAGGAGCAAGATAAATGGCACATGTACTTCATCCGTCGCAGATGCGGCGCGTATCGCCCGCAGAACTTGAGAGCCTCGCCATGTACTACCGTGAAGCAATCGCCGACGCAGCGCGGAAACAGGGGCGTGAGACGAAATTGTACCTCCACTGGTCTGCCGGACACTACGGGCAGTTTTGGAACGATTATCACGTCCAGATCGACAGGGACGGCGAGATCTACGTCATCGCTGATGGGGAACTGGATGACATTCTGGCGGCAACCTACTGCCGCAACAGCGGCAGTGTAAGCATCTGCATCCTCGGCTGTGTCGATGCAGATACTAACAGCCTTGGCACGGAGCCGCCTACAGACCAACAGATCGAGGGTATGGCCAAGGCAATCGCCGCTCTGTGTAACGGGCTCTGGCTCACCATCGACAAGCAACGAGTATTGACGCACGGCGAGGCGGCGGACAACGAGGACGGTATCTACCCGCACGATCCATACGGCCCGAAAAATGGATGCGAGCGTTGGGATTTGGAATATCTCGGTACGATGGAGAGCCCAAAATACCACCCGTGGGCAGAGGACGGAATGCGCGGCGGCGACGTGCTGCGCGGCAAGGCAAATTGGTATAAGCAGTATTGGAAGGACAACGGCGGAACGCCGTGAAAGGAGATTACATAATGAGCAAGTGGACAGACATCAGAGACGCAATCGTCAAGGAGATCAACGTCGATCAGGTGACCGAGGAGGTCAAGCAGCGTGTCACGCGCGCCATCCTCAATGAGTGCATCCCTGCGATCGAGCAGGCGGTCGATAAGTTCGTCAGCAAGATCAAGGAGCAGGCAAAGGAGGAGCATGGTTGGTGCTACTGGCGCGATGCCGTCGTCCTCCCTGCGGTCATGCAGGGAGGCGTGTGGCTCGTGCGCCTTGTGCTCGACAAGTCGCTGGGACCGACGATTAAGGCATAACGATATAGGTGTATCCACGCCCCGGGGCTTCGGCTCTGGGGCTTATTTTTGCTTGTCTCCCAAATTGCGCCCTCGTCTCCCATTTGTCTCCCGTTTATGTGATTTTTCCTTAAAATATGATATAGTATTGATAGTGATGAATCATGATTTTCTCGCTTTATACATTTACGTATGCTGATAAACTCCAGTAAAATAAGGCATCGGAAGGAATACAGATAATGACTGATAATGATAACGTAATCGACATCCCAAGCCTCCAGTGGTACCCAGGACACATGCGCAAGGCAGAGCGGCTGGTCAAGGAGAATCTGAAGCTGGTAGATGTAGTCGTCGAGCTGCTGGACGCGCGGATCCCGCTGAGCTCGGCGAATCCAGTGCTGCGCGAAATTGTTGGTGACAAACCGCGCGTTATTGTGCTCAACAAGGCTGATCTCGCGGATGAGGCGGCGACGCATGCATGGGTGAAATACTTCGCTGCAGAAGGGATTGCGGCGGTTCCAGTGGATGCGGTCAAAGGACGCGGTGTCAAGGAGCTCGTACAGGCAATCACAAAATACGCAAAGCCGAAAACGGATAAGCTTGTTCAGCATGGGGCGAAGGCACGCGCGGCACGCTGTATGATTCTCGGCATTCCAAACGTGGGAAAGTCCTCGCTTATCAATCGACTGTCGGGCGGCGCAAAGACGAAAGTGGAGAATCGCCCCGGCGTCACTCGTGCAAAGCAATGGATTCGTCTCGGCGCACAGCTCGAACTGCTCGATATGCCGGGGATACTCTGGCCGAAGTTCGAGGATCAGCAGGCTGCACTTCACCTTGCCTTCACGGGGGCAATCAACGATAATGTCTACGATGTGGCGAGCGTTGTCCTCCTGCTGCTCAATACGCTGCGGGAAGAATACCCCGCCGATTTGGTGGCACGTTATCGACTGGAAGGAGACCTGCCGTCCGGCACAGAGCTGCTTGAGGAGATCGGACGCAGACGCGGCTGTCTGCGGGCGGGCGGAAAGATCGACTACGAAAAGGCGGAACAGATCGTGCTGACGGATTTTCGCAGCGGATGCCTCGGGCGGGTCACGTTGGATGCCGTACCGGCTTTCTCGGACGATGGCGCGGCACGGTAA